GAGACAGTTATGATAGTTAATGTTAAACAAACACTAAAGCAGTTGAATGGTAAAGACCTTTTGGATGTTACTCCAGATGGAACTACAACTACAGCTACAATAGACAACGTGATGGTTAATGCAATATTAGCTCCTACTCAAAATGAAACAGGGGTGGAAAAGGTTAAGAAATTTGAGTTAGCAAAAAGAATATTCAACGCTGATGAAGAGGGTGTAGATTTAAATGAAGAAGAAATTAAACTTATTAAAGAAGCTGTGGGAAAGAACTACTCTCCATTGGTGGTTGGTCAGATATATGAATTACTAAAAGTATAGGCAGATAATATCTGTCTCCCTGATGGGGGCGAGGTTTCCATTGGCTTCGTCCCCCATCTTTAAGAGAGGACAATAATGGCTAAATACACACTAGGTTATTCTGATTTATATGATGAAGTATCATGGTTTCTTGGATTGACCTCACGTGGAACATCACCAACAGGAACTAATCTGACCACTTGTACTTCTATTGTAGCACGTGGGATTCGTCAATTTATGTACCCATTGGATGAGAGAGGCAATCCTTACAATTGGAATTTCTTGAAGTTCCCATGGACATTTAAAGTAGAACCCAACGATTGGAAAGTAGCATTGCCAGTAGACTTCGCTGACGTCTGTTCGGACTTATACTATGATATTAATAGTGCTAACCCTCCTGTTAAGAAGCGAAGTGCCCAGCAGATTATAGAGTATAGAACAGGGAACGATATTTCTGGATACCCTGAATGTTTTGCTATTACTCCATCTAAGTATGATATAACTTACGGCACGTTGTATGAGATGTGGTTATGGCCTAAAGCCAATCAGTCTTATGACTTAACTGCATTTTATAGAGCAGACCCCGTTAAGTTATCGGCAACTACGGATTTAGTATTCGGTGGCATACGTGCTATCGAAGCAGTTTTAGAGTCATGCTTGGCAGTAGCAGAACATCAAGAAGACGATATGCAAACTTCACATCATCAGAGTAAAGCTCGTGAATTAGTTTTAACGTTAATTAAATTTGATAGGATAGCAGATACGGATAAGTTAGGAAACCTACATCATCCTGATATGTCGTGGCCTCCGTCACGTGGTTACTTCACTTATCCTGATACGGATAATAATGTATACCCATCATAGGGTAATGGCTTAAGGATGAGGAATGTTAATGTATACCCATAATAGAAAGGGAATCAAATGAGTGCAAACAATTGGTTTGAAACAGAGCGTAAGGCTTATGACCTTAGAACTAAACAATTAACCACTTCTAGTACAGTGACTACGTACACAGCCCGTGTTGGGGGTGGAAGTGATAATTTTGTAGTGGATAGATTTATACGAGTTACTACTACAAGTGGAAATAGTATGACTATTACTGTTCCTGATGGTAAGTTTTACGGTCAGGAGATTGAAATATTATTTGAAGTTGAAGCTAATGCTGAAACTGTGGATGTATCTACTACTACAGGTGACGACGCTACCCAAATGACAGGAGCTGGTGGATATTCTGTATTAAGATGGCACGGCAGTACATTGGGTTGGGCACAAGTAATGAATAGTGCTACATAAGAAAGGGGTAAATCATGTCTAAATTTGTTGGTATGAAATTAGATATTGTACCATCTTTCGGTGGCTCTAATCGAGTTACAATTCCAGCTGACCCGTATCAGATTCGTGGTGGCACAGGAACAGGTGGTGCAACTAGTGTCCCGTGCAGAATGTGTAAAATTATAGCTGCTAGCGGTTCATCTAATATACGTGTAAGAATTGACTCTGCATGTACATCTTCTACTGGTATTCCTGTACCAGAATTTGTATTAGCTAATGGTATTGGTGGATATTTAGAAATACCGATTGATGATTTAAATAGATTATATTTTATTGGTGAAGCTGAGAATGATGTAGTTGATATTCTTTATTGGGGATAAGGAGATATTATGGCAAAGATAAGTATGGCAATTACTAAAAGACTTCCATCTTCTTATCATAGTAAGGCTGGTCGTGAGTATCTTGAAAAGAAAAAGAAGAAGGACGTTATAGGCAAGGGTCGTGGTAAAGTTAAAGTCTCCTATAATTATTACGGTGGGGCAAACCAACGGCGTAAAACAGCAGACGAGTTACTCCGTGAAATAAAGGGAAGGTAATATGGCAAAGTTACCATTGCCCATAAAAGGATTCTCGGCAGGGAGTCCAACACATCTCCCTGCTGACCTTACTTCTGGGCACATGAATAATATTCGTGTAATGGATGTTCTTGAAAAGAGATTGCGATTATCTCAACGACCTGGTGTAGATAAGGTATTCGCTCAACAGATTGGTGGAGATACAGTACCAATTGTTTTTATAGGCACAGTAACTACGGTGGACTAATATGGCTACACTTCACGAAAATTATACAGGTACAGTCGTTCCGTATACTGCTGTTAATTTAAACGCTGCAACTGATTGGGCATTTCAATCGTTCACTACGACTATACCTTATTCACTTACACGTATAGACATATATGTTGGTAAGGGTGCAGGAGATAATGTTGGTACTATAAGTGTTGAACTATACGCAGCCTCAGCAGGAGAACCAACGGGTTCAGCACTCGCTACTGGAAGTATTGATAATGCTGATGTACCAGAAAATGGTGGAGCTGGGCCGGATTGGGTTACCTGTACTTTATCTTCATCTTATAATTTATCAGCGTCTACTCAGTATGTTATTGTTTTACATGGTGCATCTTTAACGGCAGCAGACAGTGTCTATTGGTCACAAGATGATGATGGATTGGGTGCATCAGATTTTGCAGGTGGTGATGCAGGTTGGAGTATAAATAGTGGTAGTTCATGGAGTGTAGATACTACAGCAGATTACCTATTTAAGGCGTGGGGCGATACTATACCTGCTAGTGATAAGAAATACTCACGGAGTTTAGTAGCTATAGGTAACCATGAAGTATGGTATCAGACTGACAGTACTACTATGTCTGAATTATCTGCTGCTAATAATGATATAAATACAGTGAACCCATTAACTGCATTTGAAGCATTCCAAAAATTATGTATTGCTAATGAAACAAATAGAAAGATTGCAGATTTTTCTAATTCAAAAATTGCTACTGATGATATAGGGTCTAATCCACCTATACGGGGTACAGTTTTAACAGGTGGGTCTTCAGGTGCAGTAATGGTTTGTGATTTTATTACAACTTCATCTTCTGCATGTACTTTATATGGTACACGTACTAGTACGGCTACGTTTACAAGTGGTGAAACAGTCACAGGTACTAACCCTGCTACATACAATTTTGGTGGTACTGTTCCATATGGTACTGCGGTATCATTTGTTTTAAATGCTGCTGAGGTTGCTGCCCCACATTGGTACGATTGGACTCCATACGCTAATGATACAACGAACTTTGGTAGTTTACCAACTAGTGCGTATATCTCTTGTTTATACCGTGGTAGAGCAGTATTAGCGGGACATCCTGACTACCCTCACCAATGGTATATGAGTAAGGTGGGTGATATATTTAATTGGGTGTACGGTTCAACTGACCCATTAACTGCTGTCGCCGGAAACAATACAGATGCAGGTGAAATTGGTGATATTATCCGTGCATTAGTACCATATGGTGATGACTATCTCGTATTTGGGTGTGCAGGTTCTATACATATACTTACAGGTGACCCTGCATTCTCAGGACAGATTGATGAAATAGATAATACAACAGGGATATTTTCACCGTGGTCTTGGTGTAGAGATGATGGTGGGAATCTTTACTTCTTTGGTACAAATGGAGTGTATGTAATGGAAGGTGGGAGAAGCCGGCCTAGAAACATATCTGAAGGTTACCTCCCCAAGTTAGTAGATGATTGGGCGGTAGACCCCTCGCTACATAGAGTGGTTCTCACATATGACCCATTGAATCATGGGATAATTATCACTCGTGTAACACTTGCTGATGGGACTAACCTTAATTACTTCTTTGATTTAAAGACACAGAGTTTTTATCCTGAAACATACCCAACAGCATGTGGATTTTTCTGTGGGTTGTATTACCCCTCAGATACACCAGCTAATCGTGGATTGGTATTAGGTTGTAATGATGGATATATACGTAAACATCTACGTACAGCTAAGGATGATGATACAGGTGCAACAGATACAGCTATAAGCTCTTATTTCACATTAGAGATGTTAGATTTAAATGAACAGGCCGACAATAAGGCTGGTAAGTTAACCTCTTTAACTTTTGAGTTGGGTGGTGGTGCATCGAGTGGGACATTCAGCGATTCTGATGGATGTTCATTTGATATACATGTAGCCGATGATGCTGAAACCTGTTTAGAAGATATTAAAGATGGTGCTACTCCTATTCATACAGGTACATTATCTGGCACAGGACGGACTAGAGTACGTACTAGAATAAGGGGTAAATGGTTGGGTATTAGATTCTATAATGCCACAGCCTCACAAACTTTTGTTGTTAATAGTGTATCTGCTGATATTCGTCCAGCAGGTAATATATAAGAGAGGAATATACATGGCAAGTTCTTATGACCAATTGCTAAACTCTTTGGCTACAAGCCAAGCGATGGCTACATCTGCTAACCTTAAGCGGTATGACCAAGCCATGAAAATATACGACACAATAATTGAGAACTATTCCCCAGGCGGTGCATTTGAGAAAGCTACCTTATCACAATTAGGTAAGCAGAAGACACGGGATGTTGGTGAAGAGTCACAACAACTTATTAGCTCTGGTCTTTATGGTACAACTACTATGGGTGCAACAGGCAGACGATGGGAAGAGAGTGTTGGTGCACCTGCTAGGTTAAGATTAGAAGACATCCAAATGCAACGACTATCTGAAGCACAATTAGGTAAAGCGGGGTTTATCGAACGAAGAGAAGATGTCGGCCCTGACTATTCTATGTTGGCTAATCTTGCTGCAATGAGTGGACAGAGTAGTGGTGGTTATGGTGGTGGCAATACTTATGGTAATACATTGGATTCTGGATTTGGTGCTTATGGGACATTAGGTGGTAATACAGGTGGTGGTGTAGCAAATACATCGCCAACTAGTTCTGGCCCTATTCATGGTACATCTGCTAAAACTTATGGTGGCCCTGGTGCAGAAATAGGTAAATCTATGTGGGGTACGTATGGTTCTCAAGTACCTGGGTCTTATACTCCATCAACGAGTACGCCTGTGAGTTCCAATACTCCTACTTCATCCATACCGACTAGCAATAGTATAACTAAACCAGCGTTTGTTAATAC